CCCGCCTGCATTTACCCATGTGCGATTACCGAACGCCCTCCGCCCGCCAGCAAAGGGCCCTCACCCTCCCGGTAAAATCCTGGCGCTTTTTGTGCGCACATAGCGTGCGTTATGTAAAATGCTTTTCGCCTGGCTTTTTGCTTGATTCTGACGGTTTTGGGGCTTTTTGTTGTCAGATTGATAGGGGGGGGAGGGGGTCTGGCGGCTCTTAATATTTGCGGGAGCCCCACCCCCTCACGAAAAAGGCTATCCGGCTCTTAGCTAAACGGCAACAGCCACAACAAAAAAGTTGACAGCTCCCAGCACAAAAAAGAGAATGTGCGCAAACGCTTTCCCGCCAGGAGACAAAGTGCCCGCGCCAATCAAAGACCCGCCGTACGTACCGCCAGCGGTGCTGCCCAAGACCGACAATCAGCGCATCAAAGAGCTGAAGCAGATGCTGATCGAAGGCAAGGGGCAGGAGGTCGTTCAGAAGGTCATCCAGATCGCCTTGGAGGATGGCCACCCAGGCCAAATGGCCGCCTTAAAGCTCTGTATGGAGAGGGCGCTGCCGGTCAGCATGTTCGAGAAGACCGCCGCGCAACGGGCGGCTGTGACGATCAACATCACCGGCATTGGCGGGCCCGACAGCCCACCCCAAGCGGACATCATCGACGTGGAGATGAAAGATGGATGAATACCTAGCAGGACTGGGTTTGTCGCCCGGCGAGCTCAACAAAGTGATGTACCACCGCGCCAATATGGCCAAGCCAGGCATGGACGCCGAAGGCAACCCCATCACCATCTACGCTACTGGCATCCAGATACCGTCAGGCAAACTAAAAGGCCAGTTCGTGTCTGTGCCGGGCTTTGTTGGCGGCAAAGTGATCGACAACGAGAACGAACTCTGGAAAATCTGGAAGAAGGACATCGAGGCTGGCAAATGGCCAATCTACCCCACGTCAGACGCCCTAAACGCGCGCGACGCGTGGCTGCACCAGGTGATGGAGCGCGACATGCAGCTAATGCGCGCCAAGACGACCCCGGCCGAACCGGTCTACTACAAAGACCCGTTTGGGCTGCCTGACTAATGGCGGATCTTAACTTTCAGCTCCTGCCCTGGCAGAAGACGGTCTTTGAGGACAAGACGCGCTTCAAAGTAGTCGCAGCCGGCCGGCGCTGCGGCAAGTCGCGTCTGGCAGCCACCACACTACTGATCGAGGGGTTACGCTGCCCGGCGGGGTCTGCAGTGCTGTACGTGGCGCCCACCAACGGCCAGGCGCGGCAGATTATCTGGAACGTCTTGCTCGATCTGGGGCGCGAGGTGATCTCCAACAGCCACGTCAACAATCAGGACATCACGCTCATCAACGGCGCGACCATCTACGTCAGAGGCGCGGACAGGCCCGACACGCTGCGAGGCGTCTCGCTGACCTACGCCGTGCTGGACGAGGTGGCCGACATCAAGACAGAGGCCTGGGAGCAGGTCATTCGAGCATCTTTGTCAGACAAAAAGGGCCGTGGGCTCTTCATCGGCACGCCCAAAGGGCGCAATTGGTTCTTCGACATCTTCAAACTAGGCCAGTCTGGCGACGATGAGGACTGGAAAAGTTGGCACTTCACGACCAAGGACAACCCGCTAATTGACCCCAAAGAGATCGAATCGGCCAAAAAGACCCTGAGCACCTTCGCGTTCAAGCAGGAATACATGGCCAGCTTCGACAACGCGGGGTCCGACGTTTTCAAAGAGGATTGGATCAAGTACGGCGAAGAGCCCGACTACGGCAGCTACTTCGTGGCGGTTGACTTGGCAGGATTCGAGGAAGTTGCCAAACAGGCAGCAAACTCCAAGAAGCGGTTGGACGAGACGGCCATTGCGATCGTGAAAGTGACCGACGAGGGGCAGTGGTTCGTCAAAGAGATCCAGCACGGGCGCTGGGACATCCGCGAGACGGCGGCGAAGATTCTGATCGCTATGCGCGACTACCGACCCTTGTCGGTGGGGATTGAGCGCGGGGCGCTCAAAAATGCGGTTTTGCCTTATCTTAGTGACTTGATGAGGAAGAATAATGTATATTCCCACATCATCGACCTGACGCACGGCAACCGTAAGAAAGCGGACAGGATAATCTGGGGCCTTCAGGGACGCTTTGAGCACGGCCGGATCATCCTAAACAGAGACGAAGACTGGACGGAGTTTTTAGACCAGTTGCTCATGTTCCCCGCCATAGGCGTGCATGATGACTTGCCCGACGCGCTCTCGTATATCGATCAGTTGGCTGTGACCAGCTACTTCGAAGACGATGCCAGCGACGATTGGGAGCCCATAGACATCATCGCGGGATTCTAAATGGATCAGAACGAATTCGATCAACCCACAGAAGCCGACAAGGAATTGACGGCTTTTGTCGTTGACCACTGCAATCGCTGGCGCGACTGGCGCGACACCAACTACTTATCGCTCTGGGAAGAGTACGAGCGCATCTTCAGAGGCGAATGGGCCTCAGAAGACAAGACGCGCGACTCAGAGCGCTCACGAATAGTCACCCCAGCAGCACAGCAAGCCGTCGAGACTCGCCACGCGGAGATCATGGAAGCGATCTTCGGCTCTGGCGAGTTTTTTGATATTGAAGACGACCTGCAAGACGTCAACGGTCAGACGATCGACATCGAAGCGCTACGCGCCCAGTTGTCTGAAGACTTTAAGAAAGACAAAATAAAGAAGTCGATCGACCAGATCGAACTGTTAGCTGAGATATACGGCACAGGCATTGGCGAGATTGTCGTCGGTATGGAAACCGAGTACATCCCAGCGACTCAGGCCATACCTGGCCAGATGGGCCAAGCAGCCATCGGCGTGATCGAAAAGCCACGCGTTGCGGTCAAGCTGGTACCGGTCAACCCTAAGAACTTCTTGTTCGACCCCAACGGCACGACGGTGGACGACTGCATGGGTGTGGCCATTGAGAAGTACGTCTCCATCCACAAGGTCGTGCGCAACATCGAGCGGGGCATCTACCGCAAGGTCAACATCGTACCGACCTACGAGGACTCGCAACTAGAGCCCACGCAAGAGGTACAGAACTATCAGGACGAGAAGGTCAAGCTGCTGACCTACTATGGTCTGGTGCCCCGCGAATACCTGACCAAGCTCGAAGAGATGGAAGAAGGCGGCAAGATTGAAGAGCTCTTCCCTGAAGACTCTGCTGCTGAAGACTATCAGGACATGGTCGAGGCCATCGTCGTGGTGGGTAACGATGGCATGCTGCTAAAGGCAGAAGCCAATCCGTACATGATGAAAGACCGTCCGGTGCTGACGTACCAGGACGACACGGTGCCGAATCGTCTGTTGGGCAGGGGTACGATTGAAAAAGCGTACAACATGCAAAAGGCGATCGATGCGCAGGTACGCAGCCATTTGGATAGCTTGGCACTGACGACCTCGCCGATGATGGGCATGGACGCCACGCGTCTGCCGCGCGGCGCGAAGTTTGAAGTCAAGCCTGGCAAGGCGCTACTTACCAACGGCAACCCAAGCGAGATTCTGTTCCCGTTCAAGTTTGGCCAGACAGGTCAAGAGAACATCACGACCGCGCAGACGTTCGAGAGAATGCTCTTGCAAGCCACTGGCACGATGGACAGCAACGGCATGGTCAGCCAAGTCAGCCGCGACGGCAACGGTGCTGCGATGTCAATGGCGGTGGCCACCATCATTAAGAAGTACAAGCGCACGCTGGTGAACTTCCAAGAAGACTTCTTGATTCCGTTCATCAAAAAAGCTGCGTATCGCTACATGCAGTTTGACCCCGATCGCTACCCGTCCACCGATTTGAACTTCGTGCCCACGGGCACGCTGGGCATCTTGGCGCGCGAGTACGAGCAGCAGCAGTTTGTGGGTCTGCTACAGACTTTGGGCCCAGATACGCCGGTGCTGCCGATCATTTTGAAGGGCATCGTCTCCAACAGCAGCCTCTCGAACCGTCTGGAATTGATGAGCGCGCTGGATCAGATGTCTCAGCCAAATCCGGAACAGCAGCAGATGCAGTTGATGCAGCAACAGCTGGCTATGCAGGCGGCTCAAGCGCAGATTGCGGTCAATCAGACGCAAGCCGAGCAAAATCGTGCTGAAGCGACGAAGACATTGATCGAAGCGCGCTTGAAACCAGTCGAAACTGAAGCAAAAATTAGCCAGGCACTGACTGCAAACCTGCCAAATCAGGCGGATTTGGCCTCGCGGGAGTTCGACAAGCGAGCAAAAGTGGCTGAGTTGATGCTGAAAGAAGCTGACATCAAGAACAAAACGAAGATTGTGGAGCTTCAAATGTCCAAAGCGCGCGATGGCGTGGCCGGATTGGAAAATCAGTTCCTTGAAGAGCTTCAGAAAGGCTTGAAATAATGGATATCGAGAAGATTTTTGACCTTGAATCCGACGATATGGCGTTTAAAAGCGTCGGAGATGCCGTTGCTGAAGCTCGTCGGGCACAAAGTCAGCGTTTAAGCGACAACGTGCAGGCTGTTTTGGCCGCTCTGGGCAAGATGAAGAGCGAAAT